ACAGTATGGTGTTACAACTGCCGGTACTTTCGATCTAGACACCGACTCAAACGGTCGTTGGTCAGTTGAAAAGTTCAAGGGCCTAATCTTCCACATCGAGCGTGAAGCTAATGCTATCGCAAAGGCAACCCGTCGTGGTAAGGGTAACGTTCTGATCGTTTCATCAGACGTTGCATCCGCCATGGCAATGGCCGGTGTTCTTTCCTATACACCTGCTCTATCTGCCGACCTAACCGTTGATGATACCGGTAACACCTTCGTTGGTATGCTACACGGCCGCATCAAGGTTTACATCGATCCATACTTCGGTGGTTCCGCTAACGGTGACGAACTAGTAACAGTTGGTTTCCGTGGTCAGTCTCCATTCGACGCTGGTCTATTCTACTGCCCATACGTTCCACTACAGATGGTTCGTGCAATCGGTCAGGATACCTTCCAGCCAAAGATTGGCTTCAAGACTCGTTACGGCATGGTTGCAAACCCATTTGCTACCGCTGCTGGTGACGGTGTTGTTGCTGGCCGTGAAGCAAATGGTGGTAACAATACCAACATTTACTACCGTATCTTCCGTGTAAGAAACCTAACCTAATCGCTTATAAGATTAGAGTTAGCAAACTCAGAGAGAGGCCTTCGGGCCTCTCTTTTTTTATGCCTAAATAATAGACGGAGGAACCATGACAATAGAAAATTTCAACGTCAATACACCGGAGAATACCTCTATTCTCCAGTCTACAAAATTTACGTTTTTGATTCCAGATAAACCATTCTTGAAATACTTTTGTCAGACCGTAAATATTCCGTCTATCTCTACCACAGAAGTAATGGTACCAACGCCATTCACCAATACATATCGTCATGGTGATAAACTCACCTTTGATGCTCTTACTATCACGGCCATTATTGATGAAGACCTCCGCATTTGGGAAGAGTCCTACAAATGGTTGAAATCTCTTACCCGTATCACCGACTGGGAAGATTATGCTAGAAAACCACATCAAAAACCAATTGAAGCACCTCTATACTTTGATGGTTTTCTAACAGTCAATACCAACTCTAATAATCCTAACATTCGTTTCAAGTTCCGTAACTGTCATCCTACCTCAATCGGTATGGTTTCCTTCGATACTAAGGTGGATGCGGATATCATTCCTGTGGCCGACTTTACCTTCCGCTATGACTACTATGAAATTGAGAGATTGACTTAGTACCAATCTTATAGTATAATATGTGATTAGGAAATGGAGTGATTATGAAACCGCCTGTAACTATTGACAGTCTTATGTCCGAATGGTCAAAGGACACTAATATTGATCCGTCATCCATGGAGAAGGAATTGCTAAAGATTTCCTACCTTCATGGTAAATACCTCAATATTATGTCTTACCATCGTCATGTCATCCGTAAACTGGATGCAGAATATAAAGACATGAAAGAAATTCGGCGTGAGTATTTTCTAGGCCATGCCGGTCAAGACACATTAGAAAAGTATGGATGGGAGCAGTATCAAGGCAATCCCATCACCATGAGAACTTCACAAGAAGAAAAACTTTCTACTGATCCTATTCTCAGTAAGATTTTATTGAAGAAAGGTGCCCATGAGGAAATTGTCTCTTACTGTGAACTTGTCATGAGAAATCTAAACAATAGGTCTTGGGATCTAAAGACCTATGTGGAGTATCTCAAATACACCAACCCTAAATAGGTGTATGAAAGTGTTGAAAATTTCTAATGCGAACCACTCCTACATTCGTGTAGATTGTGATGTTGATGTAGCATGGGAACTCCGTGACGCCTTTGCTTTCCGTCCAGATGGATTCCAATTTGTGCCTTCCTACAAACAAAAGTTGTGGGATGGTTACATCCGCATGTTCAACCCTAACACAAGACAGGTATACCGTGGTCTTGCTAATAAGGTTGTTGAATGGGCCGAGGAAAGAGGATACGAAGTAGAATATCCGGATCAACTCTATGATAATTCATTTTCACTTAGTGAGGCCGAAGAATTTGTTGAGTCTCTAAATCCTAAGCACCCACCCAGAGATTATCAGATGGACGGTTTCGTCCATGCTATTCGTTCCAAGAGAAAGATTGTTATATCTCCTACTGGTTCAGGTAAATCACTTTTACAGTATATGATCTTTATGTATCTTATGAAACAAGGTAAGAGAGGACTATTGATTGTTCCTCGTTCTGCCCTTGTTGAACAAATGTATTCAGACTTTCAGGACTATTCTACCAAGAATGGCAAGGATATGTCCAAGTATTGTCACCGTGTATATGCGGGCAAGGATAAAGATGTGGATTGTCCACTCATTATCTCCACCTGGCAATCTTTGCAGAATTTACCTAAAGATTATTTCAAGAGATTCGACTATGTTATAGTCGATGAAGTTCATGGTGCTGTGGAGAAATCCCAGAACATGAAGGTGATGTCTAATATCGTCACCAACTGTGTCAATGCGGAGTATCGCATTGGTGTAACTGGTACCCTTCCAAAAGGTCCTGGTGTAGATTTTTCTCTCGTTGGTCTCTTTGGTGATATCTATAAAGTTATCAGTTCCAAAGAACTTATGGAGAGAAAGCAACTGGCCGACCTTACTATCAAATGCCTTATGCTAAAGTATAGTGAGAAAGAATGTCAATATATGAAATCTGCGGACTATAAGTCGGAGATCAATTATATTGTCGCCAACAAAGAAAGAAATAAATTTATTTGCAACCTTGCATTGTCATTGGAAGGTAATACGATTGTGTTTTTCAACTATGTTGAGAAGCATGGTCAGGTTCTATATGACATGCTCAACAAACGGGTAAAGGATGGCCGAAAGGTATTTTTTATTCACGGAGGAACCGACGTTGAAGATAGAGAACAAATTAGAAAAATATTGGAACACGAGCGGAACGCTATTCTTGTTGGGTCCGTTGGTGTTCTTAGCACTGGTACTAACATCGTGGCCTTGGATAACGTCATCTTTGCATCTCCTTCCAAGTCCAAGATTCGTAACCTACAATCAATCGGTAGAGGCCTTCGGATTAGTGACACAAAGAAATCCGCCACCCTCTTTGACATTGCCGACGACTTTAGTTGGAAAAAGAAAAATAATTATACCCTCAAGCACTTTATGGAGAGGGTAAAAGTCTACAGTGAAGAAGGGTTCCGGTTCAAGATATATAAGATAGATATGAAAGGTTAAACCATGACTGGTGTTGTTATGTTTCTGCGACTAAAGAACGGTGATGATATTGTATCGGAATGTTATCAATATGAAGATGACAATGGTAGGTATTATGTCCTAATGAATCCACTCAAAGGATTGTATATGACCTCGAATAGAGGTGCAGGTTACCTTCAGGTAGCCTTTGTGCCTTGGGTGTATAGTAAACTATGTGATACACAGGAATTTGTCATCGATGCGGTTGAGGTTATGCTAACCCATAGTGTGTCTGACTATATGGAAGAATACTATTGGAATAGTATCGATCATCTAACGGGTGTTTCCGAAGAACAACCACAAGAACCGGAATCCAGAACAGACTTAGATAGAATAAAAGAAGTTTTGGATGAATTAGCAGAGAATAGAGAAAAGAAGGTTTATCACTAATGGTAGAGAAGAATAAATATCTCGATTTAGATGGCGGAGACGATTTCGGATTTACTTTCGACGACGAAGCCGATCTAACTCCGATTACAGACGAGGTAGACGACCTCAAGCAAAGACTACAGGCCATTCGGAAGATTTATCTTCCTTTGTTGGAGAACTTAGCAAAGAACCCCGAACAGCCTATTATCAAATGGCCCAATCGTGAGCCGGTACTAAAGAAACAGATAGCAAAACTCAAGTCTCTAACCGAGGTATAGGTAGGACATGCTTACGCATGTTGTCTCGCTTCGCTCGACGGTTTTGGTTTGGTTATTGGTTGGTTGGATTCGGAGAATATTATACACAGTTCCTAAAACCTGTCAAGCCCCAAAATGAAAGAAAGTGATAAAATGTTTAGTTTTTTTCATCGAACACCAAAAATTCATTTGGATTGTTACACCACACAACCTCATGTATATCAATTCACTCC